GTTGGATGCGAACAGGTTAAGGAGTCCGTCTTTAGTCGTGTGTCGGATTTCATCTCTATGAAGAGAGAGAAAACGAGAGAGCGCTTGTATTTGTGAAAAGGATGTAGGACGAATCGCATTCCACGCGGCTCCTAGGTCATGGACCGGATCGGAGCTTTTCACTTTTGCGGCTGAACCTTCAACAAGGAGGCCAACTGTAAAGTAAGGAATATAATCCCAAACCCCTGTGGCAGGTTCAAGTCGATCCTTGCAGAGAAATCTCCATTGCTGACTATTAACAGTAGCAAGGAATTCATGCTCAAGAGACTTGCCCGGTGAGAGTTTGAAACCAACTTCCTCAATACGGCGTAACCAAAAAGTGCGTAAGAACTTATTCATCATAAATAGGATATCGTCTCCATTAATCAGAACAGCAAGTTCCGAAAACCTGAGATGACGTCGCTGAAAGGGCTTCTTCCTTTTAGAAGTAGACCTCTCCCATTTATAATAATTAAGTTCGTTGATATAGTCTTCGAGAGCTAACCAGTAGCAAACTAAGTTAGCAATACACAAAACCGGAAATGAGAGCGTAGAGCCCATAAGCTGACCATTTTGCTGTCGGCCTGGTAGTAAACCATCTTTCCTGATCTGTGAAGGCTTACCCGGATATTCAAGAGTCTGCTCATAAAGGACATGACGAAGAACCTGTTTCCAAGTTTGAACAATGGAAGCGTCGGAATCGTCAATCTTAGTGAGAAGAGTTTCGAAGATCTGCTTGGTAAACCTGATATCGAGACCATCAGTGGCAGCACTGTAATCTCCACTATTCCATACCCATTCACCGGGACAGCGCGGATCATTTGCGATCAGACGACTCGTCCTGTGCTGTGAAAGGAACTCAAAGTTCGCGGGCTCAACAGGCTTACCTATGAGACTGAACTGGGGTTTTCGCTTCAAGAAGCTATGCATCTGTTTTTGCATAGGCATCGAAGCAGCGTATGTTAGTGGATCACCTTTGGAAACCAATCGGACTTTAAGTGGCTCCAAGATCGGAGCAACCTTTACCGTGTCGTTGCAAGCGTGGGTAGCCGCCGAAACTAGGAGAGTCATATCAATCATTGGAAATGTCTTGATAGCTCGCTCTGAGTCTTCATGGGAATTGACTTTGCGCACAGAGTCAATAGGAGTCGGAACTCCAAGCCACCCACCCACGACAATTTTGCCTCGGTTATCCAGCCCAAAAATCTCAGAGTGAGGTCTTTGGACAATACGATCATCCAGGAAAGATAACATGATATCTGCGAGGTCTCCCTGGTCGTAGAGTTGATTACCAAACTGGTAATCCTCCGAATCGAAGATCGAAGCAAAGAACTCATGACCCACCGGGTTCTCGGGCTTTGTGATATACTGTGAAACGCGGTAGATGTCTCTATCGGTCGGTAGTATAGTCGCAAAAGCCGCCTGGACAGCCTGGATTTGGCCACCTTGTGCGCGGCCATATGTGTTGCATGCATTATGACTCATCTCGTATTCGACGGAACGAGGAATTTCAAAATTTGCCTTTTGCAAGAGCTCGTCTAAACAGACTTGAGCTCGAAATTGAAATTCCTCCGGAAACTCGGATTCGGGTGGATGAGTAAGCGCCTTCTTATGCTTTTTGAAGGCACCCACGATGTCAGTTTCGTCCATAGGAGCACAGCCTCGTTTTGTTTGAAGCCATGAGTAGAAAAACTTCTGCCATCGGGGGGATTTTGTCTGGATTAGGCCATGTGTTAGCCAACGTCCCAAAGATCCCCGAAAAAGACGAAATGATGCATGCTCGAGTCCGAGTGGACGATCGGGTAAGGCATTGTGAAAAAAGCGCGCATGTGGCGCTACAGAAAAGAACTTGATGTAAGCAACGATCAAGTCAGAAGGCCACAAGCATGACCTTCGAATAGCATCTCCAAAATCAAGATGTGAAGTCGGAGTCGGAAAAAAGCCAGAATTCTTGTTGAAAATCAATTCCAGCAGGGATCTGAACCAAAAAATCCTATGTTTATAGGATCGGAGGGCAGGACCTACAAGTTCTCCATCAGCCAGCTTACCTTTGAAGAGATTATGAAGCCATCGGCACCAGCCGGGTTTAATCTCATTGAAAAATTCAAGGTAAGGCAAGCTTTCATTGCTTGCGGGTCCCAGGGCTGCCTTTAAAGGAACGGCAGCGAGACCTTTGCATAACGTATCGAAGTGGATTAACCAATCCGCTATGCTAACCAACCCATGTATGTGGGTGAGTTGGCTGACTTTTTG